AGCCGGACGTAATAATCATCGGCTTGTTATACGTTTTACGGATTTGCAGAAGAATGTCTACAAATTCCGGACGCATGAGGTTTTTGCCTGTGTGTTTACAGTCAAATTCTTTCTTGCTGAAGTACGGGCTGTATTTGTTCCAATCCATCCTGTTCAACCTCTGCCGGGTTAGTAGTCTTCATAATCCTCAAATTCATCCGCGAGGTCAATGACCATATCGCTTAATGCTTCAGTCATATCAATCATGTTTTCCAGATCGTATTCGCCAGTATCGACAATATCGGCAAAAGCCTGAAACGCGTCAGGTTCATCGGAATGATCTGAAATGGTAATAAACGCTAATTGATAAACGCGATTTTCCCGAACGTATTTTAATAATTCCAAAACTGCATCTTGGATTTTTTTGTCTGAGGCGCAAGGCGTTGGGGGCAATGCTCTCAATTCTGCCATTAACTACCGCCCATGGCCTTGGCAATTGCTTTACCAATCCCGCCAAATAATGACCCGAATACGGCTGAAACTGTGAGGGCCGCACCGATCAATACATTTCTGTCTTTGCGATAAGATTCAATGGCGGGCTTGATTGATAAAGAGATATCAGATTTTAACTCTGCAATGTCTTCATGCAGGGCCGTCTGCTTTGCAGATATATGACCTAGTTTTTCATATATATCATTCAGATCAGCCATGCTTACCTCGTAAAGCTAATATACACTATCTTCGGCGACGGCGGAAGGTCGTTATATAATCAACCGCACCGCTTATTACCACACCAGTGTAAGTTAAAACCGCGCTATATCCAGAAAGAACAAATTCGCCAGTTTGCGCAACCAATCTTCTGGCAAACGATAGATTGGAATTATTACCCGTCATGGTAAACGCGCCACTCTGGGCAATCAATTTACGTCCGGCAACCAGACCTGCATTGTTGCCTGTCAGTGTATACGCCCCAGACTGGGCTATTAGATTGAAGCTTTTCCTTAATCCTGCGCTGTTCCCGGTCATAGTAAACGATCCGGCGTTAGCGATAATATTGCGGCCCGCTCTAAGTATCGTAGAAATTCCTGTAAGCGTGAATGATCCGGCCTGACACGTCAGGGTGTACGACATTGGAGCTGATGATGTCCAAACAATCACCAATAAGGGTGGTGTACCGCTGGGGGCGTCGTAAGAATCGAATGAGTCCGCGTAAGACGAAGCGGAGCCATTATCCAAAGCCAAAAGCGTAAGAGCGTTTCCGCTTACCCATCCGGCTTGGTCAATGATTTCCTGAACGATGCTCGTTACATCGTGGTCTTGGGTGTAGGGAGCATTGGCCCCCGTGGTTTGGAACGCCTCAAAAGCCGTTGTTGTCGTAACTGTACTCGGGAGGTCAGTCACCCCGTCCATCTGGGGGCTGTCGTCAGTCAGCCAGCCGTACCATCTGGCGGTCGGAGCCTGACCATCAACCTCTGCAAATTGATTATAAGCGGTAAGTGTAGCGCTCGTTATTGTTGCGCCTTGCGGAATAGATATCCCGAGAAAGCGCATGTTAGAATTAGCTACGACGCCAACGCTATTCCCTGCGCCATTCGCTGGGTTTGTCGGAAAATATCCTATACCAACAGCTTCAAGCCCATCATCATCGGATGCTGCAACGCTGACGCTTACTGTTCCGCCGCCAGCCACAGCTTCAATCGGCAGAAAACCGACCTCAACAGCCGCCCCGTCGAATAGAAATGGACCGGAGCCGCCCCACGTCATACGTCATCCTCAATGAATTTCAGGCTGCAAAGCTGCGTTACAGTTGTAGCACCAGAGAAAGAACAAAGCTGAAGACAGGCGTTATCTTCAACCACAGGGCATAAACCGCCGCCGCCCAGAAACGCGTCAACAGGCCCCGTTGTGTTATCGAAACCGGCATTTCCGCCCGGAACCCAGTCGAGAATCTTGAACAACGTAACTCCAAAATTTCCGGCAGTCGTTGTGGAAGCCGCCAATGTGACGCTTTCAACAGAACGGACGCCGGTATCTCCGTCAGCCAGCGGGACTATCAGCATAGTCCCCGCGCTACGGTTCCCGGAGCCGCCAAATACAAACGCTGGGCTTATTTGTCCGGCAGTTCCCGCCTGATTCGTATAACTGACCGTGGCCGTGGTCGCTGTGGTTCCGACTGTTCCGTAAATCTCTAAAGCAGCGAAAACACCTTCGCCGCTGGTGTAGCGTGTCAGCGCCGCAGTCGGAAGGTTTGTGGTTTGTGCGCCGGTTGTCGTTCCGGACAGACCACCCTGATGCGACAGGCGATCTATGACCAAAGTCGCCAATGCGATGCTGGTGACGTTCAAAGACGTTCTGGTTTGGACCTGCGCCAGCCTGCGTGTCTTCGTCGTTGCAGCGGGTAATCCCAACCGTTCAAATGTGACAGCGCCAGTCGTGCTGTCTGACAGAGCGGTTGCCGTTGTAGGGGCTAATCCCGGAATGGGGGCTGACGCCCAGCACGACTGTAAACGGCTTGTATCTCCGATGGCCACTTTTGATATGAGGCGTGTCGGGTATTGCTGCAATAAACTTTTATAGGTGCTGAAATCCGTCACAGACATCAGGATTTCTCCACGAAACTGAACTGGAAAAATCCCTGCGGAATAGTTGTGGCGTTCGCATAAAACGCCATGGCCAGACAAGCATCAGTCTGTATTTCAGGCAGCACTACCGCGCCGGATATATTATCCATCAGCGCCAGACCGCCGGGGTTGTTACAGATCATGTTTACAATCGGATGCCCGATACCCACCGCGATATCGCCAGCGGTTCCGGTTGTCGCCACAAGGTCTAGGTTTTCAATCGCCTGCACACCTGTGTCACCGTCAGCCAGCGGGACGATAATGAACCGTTCCGCTTCCCGCAGGCCAGTTGCCCCGATTGAGAAAGCGGGTGTAGTTTTTCCGGTGGTCCCCGCCTGATTGGTGTACCGAATCGTCGCCGTGGTCCCGGTGGTCCCGATGATCGTGCTGATCTCGACAAAAATGAAATTCCCCTCGCCGGACGTGTACCGCGTCAGTGATGAAGTCGGCAGATTGGTTGTCTGCGCCGTTGTCGTAGTTCCCGACAACCCACCCGAGTGAACAAGGCGGTCGTATAAAAGGATAGAGCCGTACGTATTGAGTGACGCTCCGCAGCCAGTCAGAAACTTCTCTGCGCCGCCAGCGGGATCGGTTTGGAGTATTCCGCCGTTCGTGGTGTTCGTCGGGACCGCCGATGTGGACGGCGCTGCACCAGAACCGCCCCGGTTCTTATTGTAGCGCCACAGCGAACTGTACCTTCCAGAAACAGGCGCAGACGCAGCCGCCGCCCCGATCCTGCCATCCACGTAAAGCCAGATATCTTCGGGCGCACCGGAGTTTCCTCCAGTCCTGCGGTTAATCAGATCAGATAAATCAGTTATCGCCGCCATGCCATGCCTCTTGTTCTTCTCTGTATGATTCCAGCAAAGATGTTTCTTCTTCGGTCATCGCCACAACCAGACGAAACCCGTCTAGCGTCTTCGCCCGGACAACAGCATCCCCGATCTGCGCGACATACTCACGCAGCGGGGTGTCGAAAGTGGCTGTGCCGTTTGCTATAGATATCATGTGACAGTGAAAATCCCGTTAGACGCGCTAAAGTCAACAGCGAATGTTTCTGTGTCACCTACTGATATACTTGAGCCGTAATCCCAATAAGCTATAAGCGGGTCGCCCGTTGCGGTATCGTTATACAAAACAGCATACCGAAAAGGCCCAAAACCAGCGCCTGTTCCAGTCCAAGTTGCTGGGTCTCCGCCAGTTACTTTTGCAACGCCAGAACTGGTTCCAGTTGTAATCGACGTTGTGTTCCCTCCCGCTGTATATCCACCGCTAGCAGATATTTCAGTAAGATCAGCCTTTACAAGATCAGCAGCAGCATCAGGTGTAGCATTTGTCAAATATACCTTGAATGTGTGCGCGTCGAAGTCATGAACACCATCAATCAAGTCTTTTGTGAACTGGTTAAACTTGAAATACGAGGATGTCGCCATCTACTTCCCCAATGCTGACATATACGTGTCGTGTGCGGTTTTTGCGGCTTCTGCTTTGAGTTTCCATTCTTCAGCAAACGCTTCAAGACCAGCGAGCTTCGCCTCGGCTTTCTTGACTTCCTCAAGTACCTCACGCTTGCGCTTGTCTGCATCCAGTACAGCCTTTGCCATGATCGTTTGCGCGTGGTTTTCAGCCTCGGTAACGATTTTCTTGGCGCGTTCTTCTGCGTCTGATTCTAGCTTTACAGCTTTTTCCTTCGCCTTTTTTGCGTCTTCTTTTGCTTTTTCAAGCACCAACTTTTCAGCATCAAGCTCATCCTTAACAACAGAAAGCTCTTTAGCCGCCTGTTTCTTTTTCGCCTCAAGACCACGAAGCTCTCTGATCTGATCCAGACCAAAAGTAGCGACAGCATGTTCGTTAACTTTTGCTTCGAGATATTGCTCTACTTGTGCGATGTCCATATTAGTTCTGCCTTTCATGAGTAGCTTTTACGCGCACGTCGAGGTCTACGCCAGTACCGGCTGTGACACCAACGCACAGATAATCATAGTTATCGAGAAGCTGAGCACCACCCTCAGCAGTAAATGTAGCGGCGTTACCATTCTTAGACATGACAAATGGAACCCAAGTATTTGCAGAGTCTGTGGGGTCTGTATCAACGTCATTTGGGTTATTTGATCCATAGACCGTAAGCGACCCGCTCGTTCCAAAATTTCCAAAGACATGAACACTAACATCACGCATCGAGCGAAGATGGAAGGTGTTGCTATAGTCGTTTGTTTCCGTCAAGGCTTCCCAAAACGCGCGACTTGATTTTGATTTAACAAAATCATCCGTAAATGTACCTGTAATAATTGCCATTTATTGCTCCTATATTCTGGGGTCTACCCATCCTTGAGTTATAATTCCAATTCGATCCAGTGCACCTGATGTACCTATACGTGTTCTTATTTGGGCTGTGGTTGATACGTTCGTCCAAACATCGACCGGATTGAAGTTCCAAGATGTGCCGGTGTCGCAGCCATGGAAATTAGCCTGTCCAGTTAACGTAGCCGTATTAAAGACTTGTGGCGCTGTATCTGACTGGTCTAACGAAGAAACATACCCGGCAACGGAGCCAGTCGTACCAGAGTAAATACCGCAATTCACACGCGCTCGAACCTTAACACCAGCGGGAACAGTGATACTCCTCGTAACTGCCGATGTTCCGGGATTTTGCGCGTCAACATCAACAACGGGTGTCACCCATTCAAAATAATTACCGTATTGAGTAAAGGCTTTAATCGCCGCAGATACGCGAACGATAGAGCCGATACATTTCTTTTTCGTGTAATCAGTCGGCATTGTCGGAGCTGACGCACTGATTGAGAATAGAACGTCAGCATCAGCACCACCAGCTTTAGATATAGCCCAAAGATGATAGGTTGTATTAGCAATCGATCCGGTATCTAGACCGCCCTGATTAGTCCCCACGGCCCATGCAGCATCAAGGCGCTTGGTTATTGCGGATAAAACAATAAGCGTTGTGCCGTCATCTGATACACAAGCTCCAGCCGCTACATCGATGTCATTTGTCGCATCAGACACATTATTTGATAAAGTCAGGCCGTAAAGAACTCTGTTAGAATAATAGGCCGCATTAAGGTTATTGAACGCAGCAAGGGTGGTGCTAGAACCAGTCCCGCCATCTGCTACCTGCAAGTCAGTGCCAAGCGTCAATCCGCCAGCAATGGCAACGTTTGTAGTATTGGCTGGGCCAATGGTAGCAACGGTTGTTCCGCCGCTATTCTTAAACATTACTCCAGATGATCCGCTGGTTTGGATAGAGTCGATAATAAGCTCGTCTCTGCCAGAATTAACCCAATTTGTGCCATTATAAGTAAGAAAATCTCCATCAGCTAACCCTGTAAAAACCGTATCAATCGTGGTTGATAGGTCTGCGATATCAGAGTTTCCAATCTGCCCTGTTGCTCCAGCCCATGTCAGGATTTTGCCGTCTTCTGGTGCCGGAAGCAGTCCGGTATAAGAGGATGCTAGCGTAGTCGGAAATTTTAGAGAACGATCAACACCGTCGAGGAGTTGCTGGGATAGTACCACACTGCGGTCAAAACTCTCCTCTACAGTCTCAGCCAGAACCGCAGCCCCCTCAAGAAAGTCTGTTTCTTGGGTATAGGGCACAGAGCGTTCAATGGTAATACGGATTGTGCTTGCAGGGGCAGACAGAGCTGTCACCGATCCAGTAGAACCGCTGCCGCCTGACACAGTGTAATCTGTAGTGATCGTCTTAACCGTATCTACGCCAGTTGCGATAACTGTGTACGTGACAATCAGGTCACTTGCGTCATAAAAGACAAATGGAACTGAGAAAACAGTTGTGACGCCGTTTCCTGTGTACTGTACTGAGTTGGTTGTGGTCGATACGGTCATCTATTGTCCCTCAAAAACCGTCTGGTCTAAACCTGATTTAATATAAGGCTTTACAAACGGCAACGGCAGCAGATCAATCATACTATTAACAGAGCTTTGGCGCAATGATCCATCTTGGTCTGTGTACGGCAAACGCAGCCCGTCCGGACCTTTTTCTGGGAGCGGAAGGGATTGCCTAATGTCTTTTGCCATAGCTATGGCAGGGCCAAAAGCAAACGACTCCTCAAAGTTTTTATACTCATGGTATCTTGCGCCACCAGATTGAATGTCAAACATATGGTTCACAAAAGCAGACCCCCCAAAGTCAGGGAAAATCCCCATGATCCCGGATCTGTTAACGCCAGCCCATGCCAACTCAGGCATGGACACCCCACCGTTCTCTGTCTGGTATTGCTCCAAAGCAGCGGAGCCGCCCTTGCTATAATTAAGTAACACGTCAACCGTTGCACCAAGGCCGACCATTGACATAGCACCGGCAGCCGTCCTACCGTTTGCCTTCTGGACACCCTGCAATAATATTTTAGTTGAGGCCCCAGCGGCCCAGTTTTTAAACTTAAACATATTTGCGCCGAGCGGAGTTTTCCAGAAGAATGGCGTATCACCCATTTGTGGCTGAATCATCGTGCGCTGGTTATCGCGGCGCAATGCTTGAACCCACGCCTTCGCCGCACCCGGATCATCCCATGTGTCAGGATTGGTAATGGTTAGTTTTTTAAACTGAGGGTGCTGAACTGGATGTTTTTTCACCTGTTCCATGACACGCTTTGCCATATCCTTGTCAAGACCAAGATAGGCTAGGTCAGCAGCCTCAATTTTACCAATCTTGCCTTTAAGCATACGCTCCATTCCATCAACAAGAATACCTTGTTGCGCCACGAAGGCGGCGGTACGCATGGTGGAGTCCCAAAAGGCAGCACCATTAGCTAACTGGAACAATCCGGAGGCCCTGTGTATTTTAGATTGTATCCCGCCATTGACATCAGCAGACGCCATAGTGTTGTCAAACATTTTTCCGGCATATAAAGACTTAGTGACCTCAAGTCCTATGCCAAATTCGCCAGCAGCAGCCCTTGAAGCGGCCCTAAATTCCTTATCTGTGATAAGCTTAGATATTGCGCGAAGCATCGGAGCGCCGCCACGCATAACACCGTGGTGCATCATTATATTTGCCGGTTCTGATACACCAGCAAGCACCTGACCGCCAAGCATAGATATGTTTGTAGCATCGGATGCCATTGATAGCATCGGACCTAACTGACCATATTGCTCGTATGCGCGTTTGTAATAATCGCCCGTCATGTCATCAAAGGCTGTCTTAATGTCAGACCTTGCCTGAGCGGCTTCATTTTTTAGCTTCTCTAATTTTTTAGGGTCCGTCGTCTTTTCTGCCAAAGCGCCGATCTTGTCGTCAAATTTTTTGAGATAAGAGTCAACACTCTCACCCTTTAATACGCGTTGGATTGCCACCTTTGGTGCTACACTGTTAGCATAAGATGTCTGTAACTTTACCGGGTCTGTGTGCAAGAAATCTGCGTAGTCGCGCACGTCCATTAAACGTGCCTTGAACCTGTTAGGCAATAAATCTCCACGAACAACCCCTGATATGTCCCTAGCAGAATTAGTCACAAACTGATTCGTCCACGATATGGCCTCTGATGTAACCTCCTCATCACTCATGCGAGTTAGTCGCTCAAGGCTTTCTAACTCATCAGCGAACTCATCTATTTGCCTTTGCAAAGCTTTTTTTGTCAGATCAGAAGCTTCGGCAGCAGCGCGTTTTGTAAGTCCAGCTATCTGAGACTTCAATAATTTAACGTCGTCCATGGCTTTGTTTCGTGCGTATTTTAGGCTTCTTTCAGCAAGAGACGTAAACCCATCCCTATTCATAGAAACCCTGTCAACGTCGATCATGGCAGGAGCGTAATTCTGCCTTACCTGAAAACCAGAGATGCCCTCGTTGGTAAGAATATCCTGCCACTCTTTGAAATGTTTTTTATGCTGCTTAGCAATAAGTATGGCTGACTCGCTAAACTCCTGTAACAGCTCTGGATCATCGAGGTTGCTTCTAGTATTCGCTAGAACAAGACCAGTTTTATAATCTGTGTCAGTAAAAACCTTTCCTGCGGCCTTGGCTTTCTTAATCTCTGTAATTGTCTCGCGGGTCGAGTTCATAGCCGCGCCCTTTAGTGTTTCAAGATGCTCAGCCATAGAGATTATGCCAGCCTCGCCCTCTATATTCCCCTTGGATAAAGCGGCTGTTCCAATAACCTCTGCATAAAACTCTGCGATTTCCTTATACTCTGATGTCTGTCCTCGTAGCTTAGGAACCATCGGGGACATAAGCTTACCCAAAACTCTTGCGGCGGCATTACCACCAAGACGGTAATCGAAGTCCTTTCTTTGCGCGGCCATAGCGCCAATGCTTTTAGCTACCCCACCATCTGCGTCAAAAGCTTGTTGTTTTGCTAGAGTATCAAGCGAAAAATCCTGAAAACTATCTGACTTTCCGTTCTTTGCTCTGACAAATTTAAAGCTGTCAACAGCCTTACCAAGGAGTCCGGACATGATAGCCGACGCAGCAACGACACCGCCTGATTTCAGCGCGTTAGCGTCCTCTGGGTCTGCAAGTGCATTAAGACCTTCGTAAGCAGCGGCCCCGCCAGCACCACCAATAGCGTATGCCCTAGACGCAGCCATACCCTTTGACAGCATTTGTGCTGTACCAAAGCCAAAATACATAGTGGGGTCAGTCGCCACATTCAGTACGAAATTAGCAGACGCCCCAGTCAGACCATGGCTTGCAACAATCTTATGCCTTGCATCCTGATCTTCTCTTTTGGATTGATACCAAGCCAGCTCTTTTCGGCTCGTCATGTCCATATAATCATCCAGATTACCGGGGTCTCCGCCAGCAGTCTTCCACTCCTCGAAAGGATTAAATCCCGGCTCAATCTCGTATGGATCATGTGATGGATTAAGAGCGTCTAAAAAACTATCAGTGTATGTCGCGCCAGACATAGCCGCACCAAGACGAGCAGGAAGGGTGTCCATCGTGTATGCGCTGACACTCTCAAGAAGACCGGGGTCTTCTTCTTTACCGCGAGACACTAGAGGAGCAACAGGGCCGAAACCGCGATTGCGCGGCTTAAATGTAACCTCTGGTGTAAAATCTAGACTATCTTCATCAAACGCCATTATTGACCACCCTGCGCTTTAATTTTAGCTTGCAGTTCTTCAATTTTCTTGTTTAGTTTTTTAGATTCCCTGATTACGTCCTGTGCGTTCTTCACCACCTCTTCCTTTGGAAGCATTCCAAGTTTAGGTGTCCCGAGCTTCATTGTGGCTACATTGCCGTTTGCATCAGTCACAGGAGTTGGATAATCCTCGCCGGGGTAAACGACACTGACAACAAAATCCATATCCCAATAGGGTGTTCCCATGTTCCTCTGAGCTACCGTGTCACGATTGCCATTAAGTATAATTTTTGCATTATCAACATCAGGAACAAAACCACGAACAGCGTTTTTAGCGGCGTCTATAATAACAGGTTCTTTTTTCTTTAAGATGCTCTCCGGAACACCAAACGACTGCGGTGGGTTTTCCACCACAACCCCGTTAAATGATCCGAACCGATCTCTTACTGCTTCTGTGGCGCGACTGTGAGCGTCCTTCTTACCTTCGCCCATCATCCTAGCAGAAGCATAGGCATCCTCATACGCTGTGCGCCAAACATCGCTTTGAGAGCCTTTTGCGCCTAGTTTTTTATTAACAGATTCTATTCTTGATCCGATAGGCTCTGCACCATCAGCAAGAGAGTATAGCTCCTTTGTTGCCGACGTATATACTGCCTGTCTGTCCTTGTCTCCCATAACTTTCATCACACTATCAACAGCGTCGGCCTCTGCCATACCACTGTTTAACCTAGATGCAATAATACGCGATTTCATTAAATCGTCGTCTGTCAATCCGCCATCCTTCTTAATGACGCTGTAATCTAAGTTTGAGACAACTCTGGCATTAGATGCCAAAGCGGCCTTGTCTTGTGCGCCCATATCTGGGCTGTAAGATGCTAAGTTTGATACTAGTTGGTTTTCAACGGCAGTTGGAAGCATACCGACGCGGCTTGCGTAATCTACAAGCAACTGTTCACGTCCAGCAACGTCCAATCCCTCCATAGAAGGCATGATGTTTTTTTGGAAAAATAGATCAACATCACCACGATCAGGAACCTTACTAACGTCTCCGCTAATCCAATTAGCTACCGTTGTGTCAGCTTGTGTTTGTTTTATTTGCGCCTCAACCATATTATTCACAGGCCCAAGCATTGATGCGTAATCATCAGCCCCGATCTCTCTAGATTGGTAAGCATCATCAAGCATCTTTAGCGCCGACTGAGGGTCTTGCTCGGCAACTATACGAATAGCTGTTTTTTTAGCGTCTCCAACAGCATTTCGTATCTTTTCTGAGCCAGCTCCACGAGCGATGACACCCATACCCTCAAGTGGAGCAAGTGCTGAACCCATTTGATTGATAATGGCGGCGCGGGCCTTCGGATCAACCGGACCTGTCGTTGAGTCTAGTCGCGCAAGATTTTCTGTGAGAAGCGCCATCTTGTTTGATGCCGCTGTCGTAGCATCCGACTTTATGCGAGTGCGGCGAGCATCCTTGATCTGCAAATTGTACTGAAGGCCAGCGCGTTGCGTTTTTACCGCGAACTCAGCTCTGGATTTAGGGTCTTTAATAACACCTGAGTACTGAGCAAGTATCTTGCTATATCCTTCATTAAATCGCTTTTCAGCGTCGGCATATTTACCGCCATTAGCAATCTCATCTTTCAGCGTTTCTCCAAGCTGAGTAATCGCCATATCCGCGTTTGCCATGTTGGTATAATCAGCAATAGCGGTTTCTTCATCTTCTCTGCGCTTCATCTCAGAGGCGATGCTTTCAATGCCTTTCGCAAGATCACCAATACCATTGTTTCGGACATCAGGGACACTGCGGTACGGCTGACCGCCTGAAGGACTTACTTTACTGTCATACGTTGGTATTCTCATTATGACCGCCTAACTGGTTTGTAACCGGGAATCACATTACCAGAAGGTGAGTATGAATATAGCGGCCTGCTGGCCCCCATGCCACTAGCACCATAAGCATCCATGCCGGACGATGCGGCACCTGAGATACCCTTAAGCAGAGACGACCTTGCTTGAGACTTATACTCCTGTTGCCTTACGCCACCCTCGTAGCGCATCGACTCCTGATTGACTTTACTGTCATATTCAAGCAACGCCATGTCCATAAGACTGAGGTCTGTACTTTCTGCCATGACATCATCAAAGCTACCCAAGGTAGCACCACTGGCCGCAGCGGCTACCTTTTGCGAACCCCTTGCTTTTTCCTGCTGGCGTTTAAGTTGGTCTTTCTCAACTGCAAGGCGGTTCTGTTCTGTAGCAATATTTGCAGCGGTGATAGCGCCCTGCTGCTTTGCCATGGCCTTTCCCTGCTGGTAGCCTTGGAAGCCCTGCATGAGCTGCATACCGGCAGAAATGACCATCATTGTTACTGGATCAATACCCATTTTTATCCCTTCACAATAGAATACATATAGCAGTCATGACCGTCTTGGTACTTCCGCAAAGGCACGTCCGTCTCGCACGTAAAACCTAAAAACTGGATTGACCTGTGCATCCACGGACGATCATCCCTTATCGTATGCTGAATACGGTCAAAATCCAATAGATCGCAGTACCTCGCCAACCATTCACGGGCATCGGCATACATCATCTTTTTCCATTTTTTACCGAAGACCGTCCATATCTCGAAAACCCTAGGCCAAACCTCGACTACGCCAAAAAGCAAGACCGGATCACCATCCATATTACAGGCGCACGCCTGATGGTCAGGCATTGCGTCCATATCTAGAATGTATTTTTTCATAAACTGGAAGTCGTCTGATTGAAGGTCGATTGGATCAAACCCGTCAAAATCTGCCTCGTGTAGCGGCCTAACCATTAATCGAGCATTCTTGGACGACATAATTCACCGTGAAAGGGGTTGGACTATCTTGGTACAATACCAGATTTCCATCTTGATTGTAACCTGAAGGTGGGTTGCGCGTAAGGATTCCGTTATACAACTGGGGAGCTTCGTCATAGTTACTGACATTAAGTTGCAAGGTCGGGATCGTATCCAGCCTGCCGTCAACAGTCAAACACCCATAATCAAATGTCATTGTATCGGTTACGTAAATATGTATTCTATTCACGGCTCTGATTCGACCCTGTACCGTGCCAAGTGGCGGCGCTTCTATTGGCAAAAGCGTCATGTAGGCTTCATACGGCAGACCAGCGTGAACTTTACTGCAAAACGTAGGAAGTGATACGTCGCCACTGACAACAGTATCGCGTGGACATACAAAGCCATCGGCGAATATTGCCACTTCCTGCCCCTCAAGATGGTCAAGGCCAGATACCGTTTGAATGGCCAAACTCCAGCCCCCGGATGGGATTGCAGACGTGCTAGAAAATGCAGCGGTGATCGTGCATACGACCTGCGTGCCGCTTGTGTACCCGGTTATAGTTGCACGGCCAGTTCCTGATTTAAGCTGCTTGCCGACATCACTGACGGCAAAAACACTACTGCCAGCGGTAAATGTAATTCCGGTGCCAGTCGTCGCGCCGGGAGTCAAGGTAGCAGCGAGATAGCCGTCATAGGTTAGGCCAGAATCGACAAAGAATGCACTCTCCTGACCATCATCGGAATTGAAGTATTCTTTCATATACTCGATATACTGAACCGTTGCCCCGTTGATTGTACGACTGACGATCATCCACACGTCATCGCCGCTTCTGTCGGGACGCGGGATACAGGCAACTGATTTAACCTCAACGTCATCGCCACCGATAATGTGACGATGCCAGCCCTCTACCTCGTTCACTTTGTCATAACAAAAACCGACAAGCTGGCCATCATTTCTGACCGCCCACAAGTTAGGATCAGGCTCAGTCTGGAAGTCGATATCGACAATCCCTGTCTTGGTTATATGGTCATTAAATATTGTCGCGTCACGGCTGATATAGTTATCAATACCAAAGTCATAATAGATGTCACGAAGCTTCAGGGCCGTGCTGGACATATAGAATACCGAGCTACCGATGCGGAACGGTCTGACGTATTCCCGCGTGCCGGACACGTCTTCTCGCTTTACGGTCACGTTGGTAGGCGTAACCGGAGCATATGTAGATGACGTTCCGCCGCTGAGCGAGTGGACAGAGCCTGACGTGCCGATGAGAAGCAAGCGACCCGGAGACAGCCAGTTAATGTAATTTACCTGATCGTCACCAATCGTGATAACAAATCCGCTATCGTCTGCAACAGTGCCAGTAGAACCGGACGGCTCCATATTCACCGTCGTTGTGGTAAACCCGCCAGTAATCGAGCCAAATAGCGTGGCCGGGTACGCCTCTGTCGCCGCTGATACAAGGCGTTCTTCAAAGATCGTGCCGACACTGGGCCAGCCCATATCGCCGCCAAAATATGACAGCCTCCAGCGAGCCGTGGCTGACGTTCCGCCAAGCGTCTCATTAACGGTCATCGTCACCTGAGTGCCGCTGGTATAAGCGGTGATCGTACCATAACCCCACGTAGAGCCAACAAACATCCTGATCTGCCTGCCAACGTCACCGGCGACAAACGTGCTGGTAGAGGCTGTGATCGTCACACTGCCAGTTGTCGCTGATGCTGTGAATGTCGCGGCTGTCGCGTTCTCAGGAAGCCACGGCCCATCTTGGTATGTGACAGTAGCTAGCGTCCATGACGTATCTGCTGTACGGGTGATCGAGCGTGTCTGATAGTCTTTATGGAATACGTATAACGCATCATAAGACTGCACAAATTTTAGCTCACGAAGGATTGCCGTAGGCCATGGCGTTACGACCTCATAAGCAACGCCGGGTGAGGACTCGACCTGACCTCGGTTACGATAAACCCGCATATACAGGTCGCCAAACTCAAGCACGTAGTTCTGGACATTACTGAAACGGAACGGGAAAAGAATTGTGAGGTCGGCGCTGTCTTTTACAGGGGTAACATAGTACGTTCCCGGACGCTTGGTAATAGCACCTTGAGGATACGGGATCATGTTCTGGCTGTATTTTACAGCGTTGAAGTAAGCCTTATTGTCAACCCGACCTATAATACGAGGGGATAACTCCCCCCTGCTGAAGATCGTCTGGATATGAGTATAAGGCTGACCCATTAGTAGTGAACCTGAATAAATGTTTCGGCGAGGAACTTGTCACTATCTTGCTCTGTAGCGCCAACAAACGCCGCCTTGATAACTGCCGTCTTGTACTCCTGCATCATTTGGTCCTTCAAGGACTGGCTCTGTGCTAGCGGCATTGCTATTTCGTAAGCAAGTTTTGCGGCCATCGCTTGAACAAAACAGGGGTCAAACAAAGCCGTATCTGTTACTTTTCTAATATAAACAAGATTGAATGTGTCGGTATCTGCCACAATTTTGTCTTGTTCTACAAACCAGCGGCCATAAGACATTTTGTACGTGTCGCCGGGACCAATAACACGAAGACAATCGGATGGAAGTTGAAAGTAGTTGCCGCCGTCAAATTCAGGCTCGGTAACAAGCGGTGCCAAAACCTCGCGCTTACGAGCGAATTTCCAAAGGTATTCTCTTAAAAGAGAGTCGCGTACAGGATCCCAGAATACAGAAAAAAGATTTGCTGCTTTTGAGTTCTCATTGAGATTGGCAATGAACGGCATATGTCCAAGTTTTGCGAGTGCCAGATTGCAGATTTCAACTTGAGATGCCATATAACCTCCTAGAAAAATGACGGTAGCCCGTCAACCCAACCACTGCGCAGGTTGCTCGTTTTCACGCTTGGAGAGGCATTAATCCAGAGCGTAGAACAGTTGTACGTGCAGCGTACCCGAACCCGGAAGGTCGGCTGCGCTGATTGTGATAAAGACTTGTTCTTCAGTCGTTACCGGGGTCAGCAGACCAGCAGCAACGCCGAATAGTGTCGGTGTGTTTGTTGACGTGAACGTCGCAGCAGCACGGTATTTACCAGTCGAGCCGGTGATACCGATAGCAATCTGCGAAGAACCAAGCGTAGCGCTTGTTGTCAGGACACCATACAGAACCTGTGCGCCGATTGGCAAACGACCACCGAACAGAACGATTGTATCGGAAGTTGTTTGTGCAGCCATTGTCACAGTGTCAGACAGAACGCGTACCCGACCACCATGAGCGGCGGGGGACACTTTCACAGGCGGGTTCGTATTAAATACGTCCGTTGCCTTGTCAGCATAGAAAACAGTCATGTTTTAATTCCTTTCAGATTAGGTTGCCAAGCACTTGATTTCGACGACCTTCTTCTCCTCAAGACGGGTCGCAGCCATCGACATGCTGATGTATGCCTGCCACGGCATAGAACGCTTGTCTTTACGCTGAGAGATGTCCGACTTGGGGTCTTGCGCGATAGCAAGAGCAAGGCCGCTTTTCTGCCAAGCAATCAGGCGTTTATAGCCCGAGCCGTCAGTATCAAGGCGCTCAGTGTGAACGAATGTGAAGCCAGCATACTCCATGATTTTTCCACGCTCAAGGTTCGCACTGGACACAAAGTCCTTACTCGAAGCTTCAGCAGTCGCCAGAAGTTTTGCGTTGTTCACGGCATCGATAGCCAAGAAACGGCCTTCCTCTGGAACCTCGTTTGCATCCAGTGTCGCTTTCGCTTCAAGGATTTTCGAGATTGTCAGGTTGGCGTTACCGGAACCGGAGCCGTAAGCCCACGAGTTAATACCAACAACACCCCAGCCAGAGCTGACGGTTGTCGAGCCTGTTTGACCGCTCAGAGCGTTTCCAAGAGCCGCGTCGATGATGACGTCATCAATCTGACGGCCCATTTGGGCAGCCTGTGCTTGCACGATTGGCGACATCGGGTCGATCAGCATTTTCAGCTTGTCGAAGTTGTCAACCATTTTCGCGTCATCATAGTCAAGCAGGTCAACTGCGCGACGCTCAAATTTCGTGTCTGTGTTTTGAATGTCAGCAAAACGATCTGTCACCTGACGCATTGCGTCGTTGGTGTTATACAGCTCGAAATAGTGACGCGTACCAACTGGGTTTTCGATAAGCACTTTGTCGCGCAGACGAGAATTCATCTGCTGTGCCATCATCTGTACGTTACGACCATAGTTCTGGACGAACGATACAGGAGGATTGTCAAATTCTGCCATGGGTGGCCTCCTATAAGTTTGACAAGTTGAAACAAATTAATGCCTGTTTCAGAGTTGTCCCACGCATAGGAGGGATCGCTTATCGCGGTTGTCCCTTGGCGGCAGGATTCTTTATCGGCTGCGAAACTTTCGTTTCGCCTTCCAAGAATACCAAAAACTCCGATGCTGTGTCAACGACCTCTTTTGCCGTTTCCGTCTTTGGATGACGTGCGTGCCATTTAACAGCCTCCTCTAAAGCCTTCTCTCTCATCGCGTCGCTCCCGTATCATACGCATAGGCAAACAGCTTGCTGCGCTTTTCCATTATGCTTTGACGCTGCGGGTGCATCGGGTCTTGGATAATCTTCATAAAATTATCACTACTCTCAAGAGCTGCAAGCTCAGCCTTTGCTTCGGCGGGCGTCATATGACCTGAAGACGCGCCGTTGCTTGGCAGGAAGCCATTATCCTCTTTTGTCTGTTGTGCGATTTTTGCCATTTGCTCTCCCATTGCAGCAAACGCCTTGATAACAGCCGGATGCTCAAAAGCCACTTCGTTTTCCGAAATAACTTTGATCAACTCATCACCACCAAAAGACTTCACAGCCTTCTGTGCCAGCGCAATCTTTTCTTCATACGCGGCCCCAAACTCCTGCTTTGCCGCAGCCTGATACTCAGCAATCTGCTTATCTTCGCCTTCTTTGCTCGCGCCTACCGCAGCAGCAATGTCATTCGCATACCACTCACCCAGCGCCTCAAGAGCCTTGGCCGGTACGCCATGCTTGTGCGCCAGCTCCTTGATCGCCGTTACCTTATCAGCGTCAATGTAGTCCTTGACGACTTCAAAAGCTTTGATCTCGTACTTATCTGCCGTCTCCGGACGACCCAGCTTGTTCCAGACCTCGGCCATAGCTTCCGGGGTATCCTCGGAAGGGATGCGCAGTAACTGCGACTTGTCAAGGCCAACCATCTTTGCCGCACTCACATAAGACTTCGCCAAGTCCTCAAGACCACCGAAGTTTTTAAACATCGGATCAGCACGATACGCCTCTGGAAGCGTGTCCAGAAACTTCTGATGCGGGGTCATTTCATCAGCCGTCGGTTGACGGACTTGCTCAGTACCAGCCAACGTTGGTGTTGTCTGCTGTTCGACTTGTTGTTGTACGACTGCCTCAGATGTCATTTGTCATCTCCAATTTATGTGTTTCACGTAGTTGCCTCAGTTTATTCAGGTCGAAGTCTACCTGCGCCAAGATGAACAGCGCGACATTGCGCTGCCCCTCAAGAAATCTAACTTTACTGTCTGTATCATCAGGAGACGTTCCTCGCATCATGCCGAAGCGGGAACATATGTCGCTCAGGACAAGCTTGCCCGACTCTGAGCCGAACACGTCCTGATATAGCTGTTTATACTGCGTTGCAGTAATTTTCTTCGACATGGATTGCCTCTCCAAGTTTTATTGTAACGTCTCTGCTGCCGTCGCGCCGTTCTTCATAGCTTTAGAATATGTCTCAGCCTGCTCGGCCACCATTGCCGACTGTTGCGCCTCAGCTTGCTGCATTTGTGCTTCCTCGACCTCATCAACCGGCTTCAGATAGCTTACAGGCCACCCAAAATTGGTCAAGACCTGATCGCGGAATATCTCGTTGCCGTTTATGTTCTGTACCACGCTCGGGTCGAACTGAGCGATTTGCAGCGCAACACTCATACCGCTCAGCACTTGGTTTGCGTTTGCCGTGCGCTGAGCCTGTGCCAACGGCGACATATACTCGATTGCCACGTCGCGCCCTTGCAGTGAAGCAGGCGGCGGCGGTATCAGATCGTTTGCCAGCATCAGCTCAATCGTCCGGCTGATAAGCGGTGTCAGGAACTCCGCCTCAAGACGAGCCAGTGAAGGACCCATCATGCGCATGGACTCCTGCGAACGCTGGATAACCTCTGTGGCGGTCATGCCGTTACGATCAGGCATACTCATCCAATCGATGTAGTACATGCGTTTAATAAGCTCTTGCTTATCCTTCAGGATTGCCGCGAGATAATTCGGATTGAAGTTGCTTGACCAGAATGTAGGCTCGCCAACTGTCGGGTCATAATAGTTGATTCCGTTCGGGTCTAAGCGCATCGGCAATACCAGACCTTCAATCGGAGACAGCACCGGTGGGTCCACGTTCTTCGCCGCAGCACGGAACATTACTTCCGAGAATGAATTGGCGGTCTTTACTTCCGGCAGGGCATCCATGCCCGGACCATAACCATATGTCTCACCGCTACGCTTGCTAAAGCGAGGGACAAGATAAGGGAAGCTATCATACCCAGACTCCTTCATCAGAAAGCGGTTATTTATATCCACGTAGCAGGACTTGTACGGCTTGGCCGTTGCTACCGCGCCCGGACCGTAGTTCTCGTCCCTTGGCTCGACAACGTGCAGAATCTCGAACTTCACGTCCTGATTCTTCTCATACGCGTCACGTACCTTCTCATGTACTTTGTCTTCGCTAAATGCTCTAATGATCTCAACTGGCCGCATCTTCGCGCAGTAATAGAGCGTATCAATAATACCCGCATCGTTCTCCTTGACCCAGCAAGCGTTAAGCGGCCTGCTACGATACACCACGCGACCATCGACCATCATCGGCATCATCACCGCCTGACCGAAGGCCACAAGGTCAAGATAGACCTCAAAGCTCTGGGATGAGAACAAACTGTTGGGCGAAGCGAATGTCAGCAGCAGCGCGTCCTGTACAAGCTCCAGCCAGCCCCTAGCATCGTCGTCAGCGCCACGCTCAGGCGCAAAATAGAACCACTTGCCCGTCGGTGGTGTGAGATTGCCGTGCAGACCAGAGGCCAGCATGGTTGTCGCATAAACCCCTGTGCTGTCATATATACGGCTGTTGCGGCGAGAGTTAGGTGCACGCTCGGTTGTGAAGTCCCGCTTCGGCAGCGTGAAGTCAGCAACTTCTTGACACCAACTGTCGTAGTTGTTGCGCTCGCCCTTCAGCTTATTGAAGCAGTCGATATATTGTTTTGCCTTGTCGGTGTCCATTAACCACCTAACAGTGTTGACTTACGAACACTCGCCTGCACGTCCTCAGTCGCGTCAGCCAGTGAACTGACCAGTGTAGACTGACGACCTTGTGCCTTCTGTCGCCTCAACCTCTCTGCGGAAGCCTCTGTTTGAATAGCCTCATCCGATACTTTCGGCGGCTCAACCACCACCGGCTTCGGCATTTTAGGAGCCTTGAATGGATTGAGTTTGCCCATCTTACACCGTCCTGATGTCGATAGCGACACCCGTTGACTCAGACTGTATCTGAGCCGGGTTTACCGTGAAGCCAGCGGGAGATGCTGTAACGACCTCCCATGTGCGGCTGTTAAGCGCCGACCCACTGACCTCTATAAGCTGACCAGCCTGAACAATGACCTCCTCCAGAGACACGTTGTCGATGGTCCCGCTGAAGCCTGTACCTGTAAACGCCAGCGTTGTGTCGCTGCTTCCGCAGGCGATAAGCTCCGTGAACGTAGCGGCGGTGCTGCGGCTCGTCCCGTTTGTTCCGCCAAGAGATGGTTGTACGCTGCCTGCGCTGCGTGTCGTTGTGTATGTCAGCCAGTATGTCTTGCCTGCTGTCAGAGTGGCAATACTCTGTGAGAGTGCTGCGCTCGATGTAGTTGCCGTTGCGACGCCCGCACCGATAGCCCAGCCCGATCCTTTGGTCCAGTCTGTGTCGGCTGCGAACGCACCGTTTGTCACCACATCCGGCTTGACCACCGGGAATGAAGCGTCGTCACTTGTTATTGTGTCCGTGCTTGTGAACGTGATGTTGCTCGCTTTAATGACAATGCCACCCTTGTCGGTATCAAGGTCTAGCACAGAGCGGCGTGTGTTGTTGAGTTGGGAGGACTTACTTATATTGTTCCGGTAGCGTGTGCCGATTGGCATGGATGACCTCATAAATAGGATGCGCTACTAATAGCGAATTGTGCCTCACGAGACATGATGCCACGTTTGTCTGCGGCTGTAAAGCGTCCCTTGTGTTTACCCTTCTTACCCGCAAACGTCAGCAAGAATGCGTCAGCCCGGTCAGGGGAGTGACCGCCAGCGTGCTTGTCAATAATCGCCCACTTGCCGTTACTGTCCTTGATCTCCCACTCGACGCTGCTCAGCTCGCTTGCCAGCTCTTTGTCTGTCGGTATCGAGACGGTCATGCTCTCGAACCACTCACGGCCCATCGCCCACAGCTCCACCCGCTTGCTCACGTACCGCTCACTGATCTTAGCCCCCGTCTCCGCCACGTTCACCGCCGTTACGATCACCCTCTCATTTTTAAGAGCCTCTCTCAACTGACGGGCCGCCACCGCGCCAAAGCCAATAGCGTCCACGCATATCTCGTCCGGCTCACTGCCTCGTTTGCAGGCGTAGTACTCATCGACTACAATACCCACAGATGCCTCCATGGTCTTGCCGCCCCATGCCTTGACTGGCTCCAGTAATGTGTTGCCCGACCTCTTGGCCAGCGCCGACTTATCCCGACCATCCGACACGTCGAACCCCCAGACCACCCAGTCCGAGTCGCGCTCGACTGGACGCCCCATCGCCGCATCTATCCACGGCCTCGGCACGATCAAGCCCGCGTCCTCCATGTGGAACTCACCCAAGACCCGGACTTTGTACTCGTAGCTCTCCTCGCCGTGCTTGTCCCTCATATTAATAAGGTATGCGGGGTTCACCATCTCAGACTCGTCGCAGCCTACCCGGCGCGTCCAATAGAGATGGCTGTCTGAGTGGAAGGCGTCGAAGAAATACCCCACAGCCCTCGTCGGGTTCCCGATCAAGATCGTCAGCGCTCCGGCACTGGACATGACACCCTGACCGGCCATGTAAACCGCCTCCGGGACGCCTGATGCCTCGTCGGCAACAAGCATAATATTACGTGCGTGGAACCCCTGAAAGCTCTCCGGACTCTCCTCCCTCGCCGTCCTCGCCACCGCGAAATTCTCATACAGCCGAACCTGATCCCCCGTCACCTCGAACGGGAAATACTGCTTCAACTCGTCAGGTATATTACCCACCCACTTGCGCAGCTCCGGCCACAAGACCGCCTTTATCTGCGGAGCCGTCGGTGCCGTACACGGTATCTTGCTGTCGGGAAAGCAGGCCAGATGCCATAATATAAGCATACTCACCCCGCTGGTCTTACCCACGCCCGTACCAGACCGCACGGCGAACCGCGTTTTGTCCAGCCGCCCGAGCCTCGCGTCAGCCACGGCTCTCATGAACTCCCCCTGCCAGCGCAGCGGCTCTACCCGCAGCACGTCCCGGCAGAATGCAACAGGGTCCTGCGCATACCGCAGCAGCGTCGGACCCAGCCGGTCCTCGAGGTCCCGACGGACCTCCTCAGTGGGTCTTAGCGCCACTACCGTCTCCCGTGTCATCCACCCTCTCGACGCTCACATCCACATACTCCCATGCCGCCTTCATCTCCCGGCTTCCCTGATACACCGTCACACTCTGCCCCGGCTTCCCATATCCCCGGTCCAACAAAGCCGTCGCCGCAGCCAGTCTCGCGTTGTCACTCGACCCGTTCGAGGTGACGGGGGATCAGGTTCGACTGTATGAGAATTTCGCGGTGGCGAGAACGGCGAGGGAGGAAACTCCCGAGGCCATGCAGGGATTTCACGCGAAGAACATCATGCTTGTGGCTGACGAGGCATCGGGTGTCCCCGAGGGTGTGTATATGGCCGGTCAGGGCGTCATGTCATCGGCTGGCGCA